GCAGCAGCACAACGGCTAGACCGTGAACGTTTTATTGGCGCAAGGGCCACTGATACACAGGCATTGCAATGGCCGCGTACTGGCGTGCGAAAGCCAGATACCTACGTCAATACGTACGCCACTGGCTTTCCTTTCCGAATCTCTGAGGATTACTTCACTGACGAGGAGATCCCTGATCAAATCAAGCGTGCTCAGATCGAGCTTGCTGTTTACTTGCACAACAACACGGACGGCATCAGCCTGAGCGGCTTGAACGACTTCAAGAACGTGAAGATTGGCAGCCTTGATGTCACGCCCGATAAGTCTGGTGCTGTTGGTGCTGATCATGTTCCACCGATGTTTGAAAGGTACTTGACGGGTCTTAGAATTAGTGGACCAGGCAACATCGCTATCAAACGGAGCTGACCATGTACGCAGATCTCTCAGGCGGCTTCGAGTTCATCTCTGACACTGCTACACACACCGGCAGGTTCAGCAAGGTTTACTTCAAAGAAGACAGCGTTATCAGTGCGATCACGGTGAAAAACGCGACTGGCAACAGCTTGGCCAGTGAGACCTTTGTGGCTGACACCTACATCTGCGGGATCATCACAAGCATCAAGTTGACCAGCGGCGCTTGCATTGCCTATAACCTCTGATGGCACTTGCTGATTCGCTGGCAAGGGTTGCAAGCAATGTGCTGAAGCAGTTTGGCGGTGACGTGACCGTGCGCATCGTCACTGCTGGTGCTTACGACACTTCAGACGGAACGGTTGCAGAGACAGAAAGCGACACAACGGTTCCAGGCATCCTTGAGGATGTAAACCTGCGCGAGGTTAATGAGTTGGTGCAGGCTGGTGACAAGCGTTTAACGGTTGCTGCCGATGACCTTGCGACTGCGCCTGAAACCAAGGATCGTGTCGTCATTAGCAGCGTTGTTCATCAGATCATCCGTGTGGAGACAACGGAACAAGACGGCACTGCGATTATTCATGAGCTGATCTTGAGGGCGTAACGATGGCACGTCGTCAGATTCGACTTAATCAAATCGCTGATCACTTGGAGGGGGAGGTAAAAAAGCTAGTTCGTGTGACGACTCTTGAGTGGGAGGGCCGGGTCAAAACTGCCACGCCTGTTTTTTCCCTCGCTAATTATTCGTCAGACGAGCTTGAGTCAATGCCAATGTTCTTCAAATTGGCAGGCAAGACTGTGCCTTACAAAAAGTCGTTACTCGAACACGGCACAGGAGGCAGGCTCAGAGAGGCTTGGCAGAGCAATGTGCAAGGCTTAGTTGGAGAGGTCACAAATAATGTTGAGTACGCAGAGCCTGTTTGCTATGGCACCAACCTGCCACCGGGCTGGGGCGGCAAATACAGGACAAGGCAAGGAACCGTGCCTGGCTTTCCCGACATAATTGGCAAAGAGCTGCAGTCTTGGTCGCAAGGCCAATACAAAAAAATCGTGAGGGAGAGCTAATGGCTGCTGCTGATTTAAACGCCATCAGAGCAACGATTGAGGGCCGTTTGGCGACTGAGCTTGCTGACAGCCCTGTCATTCCTGTGGTGTTTCACAACATGGCTTATGAGCCAACGCCAAACAGCTCATGGGTGCAATGCCTCACGAGCTTTGGCGCTAGCGAATATCTAGGCCAAGGTTTGACGACCAACTCCCAAAACCGCGTTGTCGGTTTGGTTGTGATCAACATTTTTTCAGGCAAGGGCGTAGGCCCTGGAGCCAACTATGTGATTGGTAAACGCATTCGGGATTTGTATAATCGAGTTATCGTGTCGGGGGTTTACTTCGACGCTCCTATTGGTCCAGAGGCACTGGCATCGCCAGCTCCCGAGGGCTATTTCCAAACCCAGGTCCGTGTGACCTTTGAATCCATCGAGGAACTCTGACCATGGCCACCCTTCGCGGAGAACAAGGACAAGTACAGTTTGAGACTGGCAGCGGCAGTCTTGCCCAAGTTGTCGGTACTCGTAGCTGGAGTCTGACAATCGACAAAGACACCTACGACACCACTGTTCATGGCAACACCTTCCGTCAGTTTGTTGGTGGCCTGATTAGCGGCTCTGGCACTGTCGAGCTTGTCTACGACCCTGATGCGACTGGTCAAGCCGGGTTCTTGGAAGATGTGGTCAAAACAAACGATGCAACTGATGCTTCGTTTGAGCTTTTCACAACCGGAAGCACAACCGGCACTGATTCAGTTGCGTTTGGTGGAATCATCACCAGCATGGAAATCACCTCAACTGTTGGCGAGCTAGTAATTGTCAGCTGCAACTTCATTACCAGTAGCACGATCACTTCTAACCTTGAGTGATAAGGCTATAGTTTGAATGTTTCGTTCAAGTTATTGAATGTCTGCCAACAATCGCACTGTGGATCTGCTGGTTGGGGCTTTTGACCTCAACCAGCGCCGCAAGTTCGAGTTGAAGAATGCGGTTGGCGAAGTAATCGTCAACCTGTACTTCAAGCCGATCACAAGAGCTGATCGCAAAAAAGCACAAAGCTTGTCTGGTTCAGAAGAGGCGCTGGACGTCAGCACTCAAATGCTTTGCCAAATGGCTGAGCTTGAAGACGGCTCCAAAGCTTTTGCAGCAGCTGATGCGCCCAAGCTACAGCGCCAGCTGCCTGAAACTGTCTTAAACGAGCTTGAGCTGTTTTTGTTTGGCATTGGCGAGGATGCCAGCTTTGACGAAGCAAAAAACGACTGAAGCAGGACAGCTGGCTCAACTTTGAGTTTTTTCTGGCCTGCGAATTAGGGATGACTGTCAGCAGGCTTCGCAACGAATTAACGGACGCGGAGCTTGTGCATTTTGCTGCTTACTTCCAGCTAAAAGGTGAGCAAGAGGAAAAGGCAAGAGATCGCGCGAAATTAAGACGGCGGTAACATAGAAGCATCGCTAAGGCAGACCTGTGGCAGTTGACTCCTCTATCCGCCTAAGGGTTGATGGCAGCAGCGCCGTACGGGAGCTAAACCGTGTCAATAAAACGACGAACGTCCTGCGGAGTTCTGTCGCGAAGCTTGGTGTTCGTTTAGCGCAAGTAGAAATAGCACGGAGATATTTCAAGGGCTTTGCCGAGGCTGATAAAGCTGCAGCGGCAGTTAGAACGCTAGGCGTCAACTCTGAAAAGCTGCAGCGTCAGCTGCTGGCAGTGAGTAACGAGACTAAAGGGCTTGTCAGCCAAACGCAGTTGCTTGAGGCGTCTTATGACGTGGCTTCAGCAGGCTTTAATGATGCGGCCTCTGCGGCCAACATTTTGAAAGCTGCAACGCTAGGCGCGGTGGGTGGCTTGTCAGATTTAAACACGGTGGCCGATGCAACGACATCGGTTTTGAACGCTTACGGCTTGTCGTCTGACAAAGCGTCCAAGATCGTAGATGGATTCATTCAAACGCAAAATGACGGCAAAATTGTTGTTGCACAGTATGCGCAGCAGATTGGTCGAGTAGCCCCAATCGCTGCGGCGGCCGGCGTTGGGATTGAGGATTTGAATGCGGCTATATCTGCTGTCACCGCAACCGGCGTTCCAGTTGAATCTACGTTTGCTGGCCTGCGTCAAGCTATTGCGAGTGTCATCAAGCCGACTGACGAAGCGCGCAAAACGTCTGAACTATTAGGGCTTGAATTCAGTTCAGCCGCAATTAAAACAAAAGGATTCGGGGGATTTCTTGCTGATGTTATTGAAAAGACGGGCGGCAGTGAAGTCGCGCTGACCAAGCTGTTTGGCAGTGTCGAAGCGGTGGCAACAATCATGCCGCTTGCTAATGATGGTTTAGAGAAATTTAACACCAGTCTTGAAAACCAAAAGGATTCAGCCGGTGCAGCAGAAAAAGCCACCAAAGATCTTGGCGGCACTGTAACTGCACAGGTCAGTTCAATTATTAACAATATCGGCAACGTTGCCAGATCGTTAGACACGGTTTTAGGCCCTGCAATTAAAAATATCGTCACAGGAGTGAATGACATAATTTCAGCAGCATCAACTGCAATTTCTAAGTTTCAAGATTTGGCAACAGGCGCTCTGAGTAGATCAGCAGCAGCATTGCAGTTTGCCGCAAGCACAGGCACTACAAGCGAAAGTGCATTTACTTCGCTCAAAGAGGCGATTGGGACTTTGCGCCCTGAGTTAGCACAGTCTGAAACTGACCTTTTAAAGCTAGAGGGTGCTCTTGATGAAGCAGGCAGGGCTGCGTTGAGGTTTAGCGGAAAAGGTGATTTTGGCAGATTGCGCAATGAAGTATTAGACACAATTACTGCAATGCGCCAACTAATAATTAACAGGCGTGAGGCACTGGCGGAACAAGGCGCTGGATCACCAACACCAACACCAACAGGCCCTGACCCTGCAATCGCTGCTTTGCAGCAACGTATAAACGATCTTTTAGAACAGTTAAATCAAAAAGGCACAAGTGGCACGTCAACAGTTGATGAGCTTGCTCGCCAAGTCGAGGGTGCTGCAGACCTAACGACGCAGCTTGAAAGGCAAATTGCATTAACCAATGAAATTAGCGACGCGGAAGACCGCAGATTGCAGCTTGGTTATGACATCGCTGATCTGCAAAAGCAATTCCCTGATTTAAAAGATACAGAAATAGACAAGCTTGAAGATCTCATCAAAAAACTGTATGAGGCCCGTGAAGGTGAGCTTGCGCGAGCTGATGCTGCTGACCAAGCAAGAAAAGCTGCAGAAGCAGCAAGAAAAGCGCAGGAAGAGGATCCCCTGTTCCAAATGCAGAAAAAATTTGATGAGTTGATAGAGCTTGAAAATCAAGTTGCTGCAGGCGCAACCGCAATAGGCAACGCCTTTGCCAATTCATTTAAAGGCGTCATCAACGGCAGTAAGAGTGCAGAGCAAGCACTAGCCGACATGATGGCGTCGGTTGCCGAACATTTCCTTGATATGGCGGCAAAGATCATTGCCCAGCAGATCGCAATGATCCTGTACGGCACGATCATGAAAGCGTTAGGTGTTTCGATGCCTGGCGGTAGTAGTGGTGCTCAAATGAGCACTACAAATTACTTTGACCCGACAACAGGACTTGGCGTCGCTGGGCCTAACTTCGGATTAGCAGAAGGCGGTTATGTTTCCGGTCCAACTCGCGCTCTTGTTGGCGAAGGTGGTGAGCCTGAATACGTCATTCCTGAAAGCAAGATGCGTGAGAGCATGGCGCGTTACTCTCGCGGTGCTCGTGGTGGTTCTGTTATTCCTGAAAACGGCGAAGGTGGTACTAACGGTGAAGGTGTCGGAACAGCAGTTGCCGCACCAATCGACGTTCGCTACACGGTAGAACGTATCAACAGCGTTGATTATGTGACTGCTGATCAGTTCCAGGCTGGCATGAGGCAAGCTGCTAATCAGGGTGCTAAACAGGGCGAACAGCAAACATTGAAGCGGTTGCAGATGAGCAGCAGCACTCGTAAGAGGATTGGAATGTGACGCAGTTTGCTTTTGGTCACGTCCTACGGATTACCCCTAAGGACACCGTTGACTTTCGGTTTCAAAACTTTTTCATCGGTAAACAGCTAACGCACAGCGGTGACGAATACCAGTTCGTCCCGTTTGGTTTTTCTGGTGTTACCGTCAACCGCACAGGCGATGGCATGGAAGCATCACTTGTCTTCCCAAACAATGACCTCAGCAGGTCTTGGGGCGTCAACGCAATTGAAGGCAGCTACCTGATGGAGGTCGAAGTATTGATCATCGAAGACTCTGACCCTGATTCCGGTCTTACGGCAACGCACACGACTGTTCACACCTACACCGGCCAAGTCACTGGCGGTCAGTGGGATAACGTTTCGTTGAACTTAGAGTTGAGTTCGGTCTTGGATGCTGTTGGAACGGACGTACCAAGGCGTTCATTGACGCAGCGCATGGTTGGCAACTTGCCGATTAGCAACAGTGTCCGACTGCAGTGATCTAATCGGAATGCCGTATCGCTTCGGCGCTGACGGCAGTGACGGTCATATCGACTGCATTCACATGTGTTATCAAGCATTGGAGCGGATGGGCATTGACGCGCCACCGTTCAAGCAGTCTTGGTACGAAGCAAGTAAGTGGGAGATCTGCCGAGACCTGATGCGCTGGGGTTCCCGTGTAGATCGACCTCAGTATGATGGAGATATTCTGCTGCTACCGCAGCAATCCTGGGCATTTGCAGTCACATGGCAGACGGGAATCTTGTACGTCAATCGAATGTCGGAGAAGGTTCAGTGGTCTTCGGCCCGTCTGTTTACGAACTGCCCCTGCTTCCGTTCGAGAAAGAGTTAATCAAGACGATTGGCATTACGGAAGAGGAATATCGCAGGTTTGCTGCTGAGGTAAGGCGTAAGGGCGTGGTGCGTCCGGCTGAATATGAGCATTTGCCTGATATTCAGGCGACTGGATTTGCAGAAACGTTTCTGATAAACCTTGCCATCAGCCTTGTGCTGACTGGTGTTGCTTATCTGCTAACACCAAAGCCCAAGATGCCAGAGGCATCAAAGCGGTCGCAGCTTGACCTTGGCAGCGTCAATGCAGGCAACCGTTTTACACAAAGCCGAGGCTTTGACACCCTCAACGAGCTTGCAGATTACGGTGCACCCGTTCCAATCATCTTTGGTCTTTACAACGAAGCATTAAGGATTGGCGGAATGCTTGTTACGCCAAAGCTTGTTTGGTCACGGATGTTTAGCCATGGAACGCAGCAATCAGCCAAGCTGATGTTTGTGGTGGGTGAACAAGGCGTTGAAGATGATGAGCGTCCTGACGGTATTGCACCTCCTGACCTTGAAGGCATTTTTCTCGGAAATAATGCGCTCGATATTATCCATAAAGACTTTTTTGCTTTTTACTGGAAAAGAAACACGACTGTCTCCGGCAGAAGTCGAATAAGAGCTGCCAACCTTTTTTATGGAACGCAAGGTGGATCAGATTCTGGAGATCCCAGCGGAGATGTTGCGTCTGACGATGATGTGTTTTTGTGCCCAAGCAATGTTGCTGATAAAAACCCAGATTTTTGTCATGCGTATTCGCCAGCAAACAACACCCAGTTTGGGATGTTTGGAGCGATTCCAAACGGCAACGGTTACAGGGTGAACTACGAAACAGTGCCGATTATTGATGGCACTAAAAATCCTCAAGCTCGTGCGCTAACGCTGCGCCGCATAAAAATTGTTGGCGACAAAGATCTCAACATTGATATTGGAAAAAAAGAACTGCTTGATGATGTGCGCGATCAAAGGCAGGAGGGAGAAGGCCGTCAATACAGCCCCGGAATGGGTCTAGTCAAACTTATTAAAACAAACAATGGCGGCACGATTACCGTTGATGGCGATTATCCCGAAGGCACGCGTAGGGCTGTTGTAAATGTCAGTGCAAATGATGAGCTGATTTTTGAAATCAACCCTCATGCAACAAAAATTCCTGAAGACAGATACAAACGCGAAAAAAATAGAGGAGGTGAAAGCGTTGACGACATAAATGCAACGGTTGAGGCAGAACAAATTGCAGCTGATAATGCAATGCAGTTTGGCGAAAGATTTGCCATTGGCAATACCATTTGGAAGGTGGTCGATAGAGCACTGGAGCGGTACGAGCCTGATGATGACAAAAATCAGCTCATTACACTGCGCTGCCTTGATTTAGATGAGTCAAGGCAACAAACAGTTGGCTTAGTTAGCCGCAAAAATGTTATTAAGCCTAGTAAACACTTTATTGCTGACGAAGGTGGAGTTGGCGCTGCATTTTTCCCTCTTACGTCTGTTGCAACAGGTTTGGTAAGAAACAACAGACCTGCTGTTGTTACTGAGATTGGTTTACGCAGCAAAGTTTTTCAGCGTTTAAACGGTATATGCGCGTTTAATACTATTCCAACTACCACTGAATTGCGCGATTTTGAGGATGCGGAGGTTCAAGTGCGCTCCGGTACGTTTACAGGAACCATTAAGCGATCATCTGTATTCCAAGTATTTGTGCGCCAGGCTGGCTTGGATGAGAACGGCGATGCATTTATTTTTCAACGTATAGACCATTACTTTGTGGTTACAGGTAGCAGGCCAGTTGATCAATACAACTTTATTCGTTTTGTTCACCCCCAGGGTTTAGCAGAGCTTGAGTTTAAATTTGTAGGCATCCCAGCGTCTGAGCTGCGCTCACTTGGTGATGATCAGCCAATTTTAAGGCTTACAGCCTCTGCCGATAGTTTGGTTCGTAAAAACGCAGATGTTCCAGGGCTTGGAAGCCTTGGCATTGTCTTTGCTGGTACGGAGTCAACAAAAGGTTCAATTAGGCTCAACAAAGAATTTATTAGAAATCCTACGACAACAGCTGTAGATAGAACTACAGATATTCCACAATCAATTTCACGCAGCACCAACTTGCCGCAGGATACGGAAGCTGATATTGAAACGGTAGAGGCAATCCAAAGAGAAGCAAACATTTCCAACAGCAACGCGATTACTTCAGGAAAGAATGGCGCGTTTTTCCACGAAATTTTTGGCAGCTGTGATGGCGATTCAATAAATGTAGGTGGCGTAAAAACTTTGCAAACGAGAGAAAGTCTTGGTGCAAACAAATGGATCGTTGTCAAATGGACTGTGAAGAAAACGGCGTTGCCCGACACTCATTACGCTCGCGATCGCTTAAATGATCGTGTTTTAACCACATGGGCTTTTGTTAGCTGTGATGTCGTGGGCAGCTCAGATCAATTTAAAGTCAATGATTTAATTGAGTTCAAACGGGGTCTGGGCTCAACAGAATATGGTGGCTCAACAACTGCTTACACAGACTCCAACCCATTTGCTCTAAATCATCCTCAGGCAACAATGACTTTTTCTGGTCAGCGTTACCGTGTCACAGACACAGATGTTCAGGCGAATCCTTTGGGTCGCTCGCAAGGGTATTACTACGAGCTTTTTGGCGATGCAGGCAATTTGAACATCGGTCAATCAAAAACTATTACTCATTCCGTCACTGTCGGATCAAAGACAATCGAGCTTGAAATGACTTCGACTGTCAAGGAGCAAGTCAATCATTTCAGCGGTGAAACGCAGGGCTGGAATCATCCTGAACAAAATCAACTGGTTGTTAATCAGAGCGGGACAACAGGCAACTGGGAGCAGGGGGAAACTTACGAAGACCTCGTTTCTGTTTCGTCCAGTAACCCTTACGTCACTGCTTATAGCCAAGTTGGCTTTAGATATGTCATTGGTGACGTCGGGAAACGAGATGTAGAAGCTATTCCTACAGGCGACACAGAGTTTGAAAGTCAAAGCCAATATGCAGACATGAGCCTTTATCGAGGCTTGGTACAAAAGTCAAACGAATCTGAACCGGAGCACACTATTGTTTACGTCAACGAGGTCATGCCTAATGTTAATCAAGACGGAGAATCAAGGGCTCCTCAATATAACAACTTGACGATCGCTGGCTTGTCGCTGAAGGCAAGTCGTAATTTTGTCAGCTTAGATCAGATGCGTGTTTGGCTCGGCAGCGGCTTGCACGTCAAGCGACTGCACCCTGATCTTTCTGTTTATGACCTAGGAGGCAACATCGTTAACGGTAACGCTCTTGGTCCCAGCAATCTGTTTACCGACTTAGTGTTTTACATGCTGACTGATGGCATGGGTGGAGCGGGACAGTTGTTAAAGATGGACAAGGATGATCCGAAGCTGCTTAATCAAGATGACTTTGTAGAGACCTCTCGTTTTCTACACGCACAGAAATTGTTCTTCAATGGAGTGGTTGGCGACAGAACCAATCTCCGCCAGTACATCACTGATGTAGCGCCTTACTTTCTGTGCAACTTTGTCATCATGGATGGCAAGTTTTCGCTCAAGCCCGCCATTCCTCACATGGCCGATAGCGGTCAAATCAACCTTGGTCCGGTGCCGATTGAGCAGTTGTTTACTGCTGGCAACATCCTTGAAGACAGCTACAAGCTCGAATATCTAAGAAGCGAAGAGCGCAGGCCCTTCAAGGCAGTCATGCGTTACAGGCAAGAAACCAAAAACAAACTGCCTGAAGAAAAAATTGTTGAGGTCAAGCTGCCAAACCAAGAAGGTCTTCTGCCTCAAGAGCAGTTTGACCTGACTCAGTTCTGCACGTCGGAGGAGCACGCAATTAAGGTAGCCAAGTATTTCTTGGGTATCCGCAAGCTGGTGTCGCACACCATCAGCTTTTCAACGACCGTGCATGGCTTGAGCTTGCGTGCAGGCTCTTATATCAAGGTCATAACTGAAGCCACTCCGTACAGCGCAGCCAATACGGGCACAGTCAACAGCAGCGGGGTTGTCACCAGCATCAGCGAATTGGCGGATGGAACGCATGACGTGTCATTTTTCAAGACCGGTTCGGAAGATGTAGAAGAAGGCACCATGCAAGTGTCGGGCGGAGTCGTTGCTGACAGCACATTCCATGACATCGTTTTTACGATCAAGAACACAACGGTTTCGCAGAACGTTTACGTCGTTGAGCAGTTGACCTTCTCTGAGGAGGGAACGGTGGACATCGTTGCTTCAGAGCATCCTTGCGATGATGATGGCGTAAGCGAGCTTGCGAAACTGATCGCAGGTGACTCTGTTATTACGGTGCGTTCCTGATGGCCTTCCCTACTCTGCAGCCCACTGGTCGCACATACGACCCTGGTAGCTATCCGGTCAAGACGTTTCGAGCGCAAAACGGTAAGGAGCACCGGATTCTGTACGGCAGTGAGAGAACAGAAGTAAAGCTGAGTTTGTCCTACGCCAACATTGGCGATGCAAACGCTGAGCAGTTTTTAGATCACTATGACGAAGTGCAAGGCACGTTCAGCACATTTGACCTGCCTGATAACGCGCTTGCTGGCTGGTCATCCAATACTGATGCGTTGAGGCCAGAGGCGACAGAGGTTGCAACTGTGACTTACACGGTCACTGTTGTCAGCGATGGCGGTAACAAGTATCGAATCGATGGCAGTTCGTCTAATGCGTTGACTTTGAATTTGACGGAAGGCACGGTTTATTTGTTCGACCAGTCTGATTCGTCAAACTCCGGGCACCCTCTGCGTTTTTCAACAACCAGTAACGGCACTCATGGTGGTGGAACGGAATACACCACAGGCGTAACAACGTTTGGAACGCCTGGGGCTGCTGGGGCTTATACCCGAATCAAGGTAGCTACTGACGCTCCAACGCTGTATTACTACTGCTCTGTTCACTCTGGAATGGGTGGTCAGGCCAACACGCCTGCAGCTACAGCAACAGCATCAACTTCTGGGACGCAGGCTAAGTATCGGTATAAAGGTCCACCACAAATAGCTCAGGTGCGGCCTGGGGTTAGCACTGTTACAGTGAATCTGATTGGCGTGATCTGATGGCAAAGGTCTACACCGGCAGAGATGGCGTAATGCAGCTCGGTGGGACGACCCTTGCCAAGGTCGTAAATTTTCAGCTGTCGTCAAACCTAGAAACGCTTGAGACGACAACACTGAACGAGCATATCCGCAGCTATTCGCCTGGTGTTGCTGGCTATAGCGGCAGTGCCACGTTGTTGTATTACAAGGAAGATGACGGCACGTTTAACACCACCAACATCCTTAACAAGCTCTACAAGACTGGCACTGACGGCGTAAGCAGTTCAGACACTGTTGAGCTGACCTTCCGCTGGGTTGATGGAACGGATAATAACGACATCAAGCTGACTGCGTACATCACCAGTGCTTCGATTGGAGCGGCGACTGGTGACATCGTTCGTGCTGAGATTGCGTTCCAAGGCACTGGCGCTTTGTCTACGGTTTCAATCTCATGACGGTATATCTTGGGACGCACGGACAGATTGAACTAAAGCGTGTCTTTAATGGCGGTGAATTGCAGTCAACGATTGACGTTGCCGACGTTAATGCAACGGCCAAGCGATTTAGTTTTGACTTTGAGCACGGTCAGCTGGTAACTGGCGATCAGATTGAGATCACAAGCACTGACGGTAGTGCTCTTGATTTTATCGACAGCTATACAGATTCAAGCGTTAAAAAGTTTATTTTCGTTGACGAGCTAGACGGGATCAGGCTTTACAACACTTTTGCGTTAGCTGTTGCGGGTGGTACGGCGAACGCTGTTGCCCTTGCAGCGCCTGGCGATGCTATTCCAATCAAGGTAAAAGTTGAAACCGTGTCTGCCAAGTTGCTGGCACAAGTCAACAGCTTTGAGATCAATACTGAACGCGAAACAGTGGACACAACTGTGTTGTCAGACGAGTTTCGCTCCAGAGTCAACACGTTGATTTCTGGCTCCGGTCGCATCAGTGCTTTTTGGGAATACACGGGCGATACGGCCAACGAATTGCCTATGTACTTGTTCGAGTTGGCACATCGAACGAGGGTTGGCAGTAATTTTTCTGGGCAGTTTTACATCAAAAAATCTGGGTACAACCCAAGTGGCGTAACTGATCGAAACGACGACGAAATTTGGTGGAACGTAGAGGGGATTATTACGGCAGCAGCGATCCAGTTTTCACCAGACAGCACAGTTCAAATCACGGCTGACTTTATTACGACTGGTGAAATACAGCTCAGGATGAAGCTAGAGACGCCAGATGCTCTCTTGCAAGAGGACTCTGGTGACATACGCTTGGATCAAGACAGCGGCGCTAAACTGCTGTTACAGCAGGACGTTTAACCCGGAGCTAGCCGCCCATGGCTGACCTAAAAATTAGTGAGCTTAACGCGCTTGCTGGCTCCGCTCTAGCCACTGGGGATTTGGTCGCTGTAGTTGATAGCAGCGCCAGTGAGACCAAAAAGCTGACTGTTGGTGATCTAGTCGCTAACGGCGTCACGTTGATCAGTGACGACACGATCCCTGGCGCGAAGATTCTGTTTGCTGCAGGCGGCATTGCCACTGCAGATATTGCTGACTCCGGGATTACAACCGCAAAGATCGCTGACGATGCGGTCACGGCTGCAAAGCTTGCGGATGAATCAACTGTTGATCTAGTCACAACGCTGCCTGCATCTGGCGGCTTTACAGGTCAGCTCGCTTTAGACACGGATGACAACAACCTGTATTGCTGGGACGGCAGCGCATGGCAAAGCCTGAAGGCTGCTGGTTCGATCAACAGCGTTAGCGGTAGCACTGTCGGCATCGTTGACATCACTGCAACGACAAGCGGTAGCAGCGTCACGATTGCAGCAGTCATCAATGACACGTCTGCAGCCAATCAGTTTCTTGCTGGCCCAACCAGTGCTGGTGGTGCGGTTGCTTATCGAACGATTGACGGCAGTGACATTCCCGTTGCGACTAGCAGCGCGAAAGGCGGTGTGATTGTCAACGGTGAAGGACTCCGCATGGACTCCAACACCATTGAGGTTGATAACGACGTAACGGCCAGCTCAACGCACCATGTCGTTACCTATAGCGCTAAGGGTCTAATTACTGGTGGTCGCGCCATCACGGCTAGTGATCTTCCTGCTGCAACCAGTTCTGCAAAAGGTGCTGTCATCCCTGGAACGGGATTGTCTGTTGATGCCAGCGGCAATCTGAATCACAGCAATACGGCAACTGCTGGCACCTTCACCAAGGTGACGATTGACACTCAAGGTCATGTCACAACAGGTGCAAACCTTGCTGCTGCAGATATTCCTGATCTTGCAGCTTCAAAGATTACAAGCGGCACTCTTCCGGCAGATCGCATCGCTTCAGATGCAATTACTGCCGCAAAACTTTCAGATTCTTCAGTTACCAAGTTTGGCGGTGCTGGCGCTACCGATAACATCGTCACCTTTCCTGATGGTGACTTCAAAGGTCAGTTCTTCTTTGACGAGAAAAACGAAGACCTTTATATCTACACGGGAACATCATTCCTGCCAATTACGGTTATCAGCGGCAACCTGATCAACGCTGGAACGTATGACGCAAGCACCAATACGCTGAGCAGCGTTACGACTGCTGGCTCTGCTGCTGGCTTTACGAATGGAGCGGCACTGCCTGCACCCGCCTCTGGCAACCTCAACTATTACGTTGTCGTTGACACTTCAGGTACTGGTTCAGGTAACGCGCCAGCAGAAGCTTTGGCCCCACCCGACATGCTCATTTCTTTGGGCACGGGGTCAACGTTCCAGCTGATCGACGTTTCTAACGCTATTGCTGGTCAGACTGCAGCAAACATTTCTGTTGTTGCTACCGGCAACATCAGCAGCACAGACGTGCAGGCTGCACTGCAAGAGCTGGACTCTGAGAAGCTTGGTGCTGCCAGCCCCACGTTTACTGGAACGGTGCTGTTGGGGCAGAACGCTGTGCTGGCGTTTGAGGGTTCAACAGATGATGGCAACGAAACCACAATCACAGTCACTGATCCGACTGCTGACCGCACGATTACGATCCCAGATGTAACCGGCACCGTCATCACCACTGGTGACACTGGAACGGTTACAAGCACGATGATTGCGAACGCAACGATTGCAAACGCAGACATCAGTGCAAGTGCTGAGATTGCAGTCAGCAAGCTTGCGAACGGTACTGCCCGTCAACTGCTGCAGACCGATGCTGCTGGCACTGGTGTCGAGTTCACCAGCAATGTAGACATTCCTGGCACGCTGGATGTCACTGGAGCGGTAACGCTTGATTCGACGTTGCAGGTTGTTGGCAACATCAGCACTGACGCCAGCTTGATCTTTGAGGGTTCAACTGCTGATGCGTTTGAGACGACTGTCAGCGTTACTGACCCAACTGCTGATCGCACGATCACGTTGCCTGACGCAACGACAACTGTTGCTGGCCTTGCTGTTGTCCAGAGCTTTACGAAAGCACAGCGTGGAACGCCTGTTGCTTTAACGGATGCAGCAACGATTGCTGTTGACTTAAGCCTGGGCAATAACTTCACAGTAACGCTTGCAGGCAACCGCACTCTTGGTGCTCCCACAAATGCAACCGCAGGTCAGTCTGG